TCGAACACGACCTCGGCACCCTTCGTGCCAGCGTTGGACGACAGGGCGCGGGTGTTGCGCTGGCCCTCCGGCGACAGGCGGAACGGGACGAGGACGCCGCCACGCCGCTCGATGGCGGCCGGAAGGTCGCGCTCCATCTCCTGATGGACCTCGGCCTCCAGACCAGTGAACGGCTTGCCCTCGGCCATGAGGGCCGCGCCGAGGATGGCACGCGCGTACTTGTACCCGCGCAGGTCGCGCTCCGTGCCGACCTGCTTCTCCGGCTTGGTCGGAACGCCGTTGGTCTGCACATGCTCCAGCACCTTGCGGACCAGAGCTTCCGTCGTGTTGACGCCCTGCTGCACCCACTCGGCGAAGCGATGGCCGCAGCCGTTCGCCTCAGCGATGGCCGCCATCTCCTTCAGGTGCGGAGCCGCACCAGCCTCAGCGCGGACTTCCGGCTGCGGCGAAGCAGGAGCCGCAGCGGGAGCCGCGCCGTTGCCGCCAGCGCCGCCCTCGTTGAACTTCCGACCATTCATCATGCTGCGTTCCTCCTTGTTCGTCCGACGCTCCACGATGCAGGGAGGATACCCCGCACCGCCCATGTCCCGACCGAGGCCCACGGTGGGGTCGGCCGGGATTCCGACGAGAGACAACTCGACAGGCTCCCACTCCACGAATCGGTAGAGGTCGCCCTTCTCGCTGTCCTCCTCCTCCAGAATCGCGCGGGTCGGCACATAGCCCACGCTGATGTTCGTCCTGATGCCGTCCTCGACATCGTTCTTCGCTTCCTGCCCTCGCGTGCTGCGCGAGAACCGGATGTCGCACCGCATCACCTTGTCGTCATCCACACGAACAGCGTCGATGACACCGATGGGGACGCCTCGATGCTCCTCCAGCACGGCGGCTCGCCCGCTCTTGAATCGGTCGAGCTTGATGCTGCTCTCGTTGTGGTCCAGAACCTCGCGCCACTTCATGCCGTAGAAGTCGCGCGTTACCTCGTACTCGCTGGACACCGCGACCTCGTACACCGCGTCGGCACCCTCCTCGGCGGCGCGCTTCTCGATGCTGCGGATGGGGATGAAGCGGATACCGGCACCGCCGGGGAGTGTCATGTTACTCATGGTTGCTCCCGTTCATCAGGGCCTCGATTCGGTTGCGGAACGTGCGGGCATTGTCCTTCTTCTTCTTGGGGGCAGCATCCTCCTCACCAGAGTCATCCTCGGAGTCGGCTGCGTCCTTCTTGTCATTGGCCGCCGGGGCGGGGGCGACAAGGCTGATACCAGCCTCATCGGCCATTCGCTTCTCCTCGGCCAACTGCTCAAGCACGTCTTCGAAGTCGAGGCCCTGCTCGGCCAGAAGCATGGTCCTCGACACGAGCCCGTTCTGCACCCCGAGAACGCCAGCCTGCGTGTCCTTCAGCGGGTCCACCCACGTCCAGCCTCGATGCGTCCACTTGTGTTCCATGAAGCGGTTGGGGTCGCGTGAGTCGAACTTCAGCGCCCCAACGAGCAAGGACATCTTCAGCCACTCCTCATACACGACGCACAGGAAGTTCGTTTCCCACCACGCCTGAATGGTGCGCCACACGTCGCGCTCCGACAGCATACCGGAGCGCATGGACGAGTAGTTCACGCCCTCCAAGTCAGACGCTAGGATGTTGTAGCTGACGCCGAGGCCGGTTGCGATGCGCCGCGTGCTGCCCTTGCAGAAGTCAGCGAACGCACCATTGGGGTGGTTCGGGTCGAACGTACCGAGCGTGTAGCCGTCAGGCAGGATGCCGAACGTGCCCGGGTTCATCTCCATTTCGAAGCTGCCGTTCTGCTGGTCGCTGTACGCACCGCCGCCGTCACCGGTCTTCTGGAAGAAGCCCATCTTGGACGCGGCCATGCGAGCGCCGACCAACTCGGCCTCGATGTATTTGTCGAGCATCTGGGCGGGCACCATGACGCTCGCCAGCCACGTAACGGCGCGCGTCTGCCCTGCGCGCTCAGGGACGTACAGATGGATGATTTCGCTTGCGGGGATGCGCTGGCGAACCCGGGGGCGCGCCATGTACGACGACGCAGGACGGTCCCAGACGTGATAGGCGACGGGTCGCATCAGGGAGTCCATCTCGACTCCCATCACAACCTCGTTGCCGTCGTCGCCTGCGGAGCGGTTGTAGGTCTCGTCCACGAGGTCGGGGTCGATATACTCCAGCGCGTATCCGAAGGCGTTCAAGGCCGGGTTGCGCCACTGCCGCACCATAGCCTCGCCGTCGCGGACCACGCCGCGCAGCACGAGGTTCTGGAAGCTCACCCAATCGAACCGGTTGTCGAGCGAGACACGGCGGCCCCACTTGCAGAACGCCGCTTCGATGGCGTCGTTGATGCGCTTGTTCAACTGCTCGTCGTTGTTGCGGACCTTGACCTGAAGATGGGCCCCACGGTCCCCGATGACGTTCGCCGTCGTCAGTCTCAGGAAGTGCTTGATAAGGGCGTTGTTGCGCTCCATGTGTCGCGCGCGGGAGCGCAGTTTGGTCGCATTCCAGCGGATTTCGTCGTCTGCGGCCTTGCGGGATGGCGTCCAATCGGCGAGCAGGCGGTTGGAATCCGCCCCGCTGAAGTCGGACGTTCCACCGAAAAGCTCGGTGAGCGCCCGGCGCGCACGATTGAACCACGTCCGCTGCATCAGACCTCCGAGTTGGTGCCGCTGAACTTGCCCTTGACCTCACGGACGAACGAGCCCGGGTTCTTCAACTGAGCGACTTCCGAACGAAGCTGGCTGCGGATTTTCAGAAGCTCGGCCTGCGGAATCTTCGACACCGCCCTTCCGGCGATGCTGTAGGACTCCATGCCGTTCTCCAGCCGGTTCTCAAGCGCGGCCTCCACGACCGCCAGCGTTCGCTCGGCCCACGACTGAAGCTCGCCAGCCTCAGCGCGTGCGATGTTAGGCAGGACCTCCGTGGTCCCGCTTGCATAGGTGTAGACCTCGGTTCCCTTGGACGCCCTCTCGACCCACTGGTACGTGCCCTTCGGGAGTTTGTCCGTCAATGAGGCGGCCACCGTGAAGGTGAAGATGTCTCCGCTTGCCGTGGCCGCCAGCGGGGCGATGCGACCAGCCCCGGCCAGATACAGTGTGAGCGCCCACCCTGCGGACGGAAGGAAGTCCGCAGGGGTGCGCTGATAGGTGACGGTGGTGCCCGCTTCGAACGAAGCCGGGAACTCCGTGAGGGTCGTCATGTTCGCATCCTCACATCGGGAGCCTCGGCTGACAACTCTAATCTGCGGACAAAGGGAAGGGGCCCGGCGTTGTCCTCACCGGGCCCACCGGCACGGACGTGTTCCCCGCCCGCCCGGGGACGGCTTGCGCGTACCGGCCCGATGCTCTGGGCTTTCCCGGCCGTGACCCTCGGTTGCCTCCCTACCGTCAGTCCTTCTTCTTCTTCCCCCCCCACCGCTTCTTGTTCGTAGCCTCAGCGCCGAGTCGGGCCACCTCGCTGCGCTGCTCGGGGGTCATGCTGGCGGCCCGGGCGGGCCCGCCCTTCAAGCCTCCTCGCCGCCCGAGGGCGGCGGCGGCCTTGGAGATGTCGGTCTTCTTGCTCATGGTCACGCTCCCTTCTTCGCGGCGTCGGCGTTCCCCGCCTTCCGCAGAAGCTCGTACACGGCTCGGAGGGTTTCCTCGTCGCCCTCATTGATGCGGTGCCACACGTGGTCGGTGATGGTCCGGCCCAACACAAAGAGCCCTCGCACGCGCCCCACGGTGTCACGCATCACCTTCGCATCGGCCTCCAGACGCTCCATTTCGACCATCATGGTGTCGTCGGATTCCTTCCAGCGGCGCTTCACATCCTCCACGGTCTCCACGCCCCGGGAGGGCTTGGACTCGGGCTGCGGCCCGCCAACCGTGTTCATGGCCCGCACCAGAGCCACCATCGGCGTCCGGGTGTATTCGTTCCCGTTCGCGTCCAACAGCAGCGCCGACTTCGCAAAGGTCAGCGCGGCGTAAATCTCGCCACCCGTGCTGCGGGTGAGCCCGTTCTTCGCCACCCACTTGCGGATGAAGTCCATCAGTTCCGGCGTGGGCTTCCAGTGGATGCGCTTGGCTTCCTTCCCTGCGGGCATCGGCTTCTCCTGTCTGACGGCTGCCGGGGCGGGCAGCACAACGGTCTTGATGGTCTCCACGGCGGTCGTCTGCGCCGCCACGTTCGGGGTCGTGGTCGGGGTCGCGGCCTCAGCCTGCACGGCCGCTCGCTTGTTCTCCGGCCACCTCGCCATGATGGCGTCCTTGTCGCGCTCCCACTTCTTCCGGCAGGCCGCCCGGTCATGGATGAACCTCGGGGTTCCGGTGGCGCGCTGCCCCACCGTGATGGTCATGCCGTGCCGCAGCCTGTCGGGGCACACCTCGCAAATCATGGCGTGCTTCCCGCCCTTTCCAACCTTGCTCATGGTCCCTCCCGTTTGTCGTGGGCAGCAGGGTGCTGCCCACTCACACACTCTACCAGACCCCGCTTGTGCGGTCAAGCGTTATTTTCAACTATTTTCACGCTCCACCGACGTGGCAGTTCGGGCAGTACGGCAGATACTCGGGTCGGTCGTCGGGGTGCCCCGGGGTCCGCTCCATGTGGGTCGCCGGGCCCTTGCCGCACCGCTCGCACATCACCACGACCCCGCCGGGGTCGCGCTGCATCTTCTCGTGGACCGCCTTCGGGACTTCCACCGGGGTCGCCACCACGACGGCTCCCTCGGCCGCCGCCCACAGGTAGACCCTCACCGTTTCGCCCATGCCC